CAGGGCTAGGACTATGAGTGCCGTCAGAGGCTTAGACGCAGAAGCCATGTCACGCGAAATCTCTCAGAAGGCTTATACCTATGATGAGGTATCCAACCAATGGATTTATGATGAGGAACTCGCTCACGATTTAGAGCAGGACTTCCAAGCGCATGTGACAAAGTTAAATAGCGTAGCCGTAGTATATACAAGGGCTGACTCTATTATCACAGGCGAAAATATAAGCGTTGGTGTAGAAACAAATCCTGACATGGATACGACCGCCTACAATGACGGTAAGCAGATTATGTTCAACGCTTCCCTATTAGAAAACACAGACGACATAGGTATTACGAGCCTTCACGGGTTCAACTACCATGAGGTCGCGCATGTCATGTATTCTCCACGCGCAGGTAGCGAACTAGGCAAGTGGATTATGGCGAACAAGGTTAAGCGAGCCTACAATATCCTAGAGGACTCTCGTATCGAACGCTTGATTATCGCCAAGTACCCTAGCACTAGGTTATTCCTAGAAACCTGCATGACCGACTATGCACTCAAAGGTGACTCAAAAGAGTGGGGGGATATGTTTATCCTAACCACAGGTCGCAAGTACCTAGATATTGAAATGCGCCAAATAATTGCAGACCGATTTATAGAGCGACATGGGTTAGGACTAGCAGAGGAAATTGCTACCGTCACTCATAGTTATCGTTCGCTAGTCCTTCCAACCGATACTGATAAGGCTAAGGAACTCATTACTCGCCTAGCAAAAATTGTGGGTACAGATGATGAGGACTCACCGTTCGCAACTCCCGAAGGTTCGCATGACGATAGAGGTGTGCAACAAAAGGGTCGCGCAGAAGGTATTAAAGAGCAGGGCGAACTACAAAAGAAAGCGGACGGCATGGAACAAGGTGTCCTTGCTGAAACCCTTACCGAACAAGAAGCCAACAAAGAAGGTGGCAACGATAGCGGTGACGGTAGTAGCGATACTGACAACCATACTAACGGCGAAAATGCAGAATACACTCCAACAAATGAGGATAAGGCATTACGCGACAAGTTAAACAAGAAGTTAGATGAGTTATCGAACAACCAACAGGTGAAGTCAGCGACCTCAGAGGTTCGTAAGGCTATCAACAACAATAGCGAACAAAACCCGAACGCAAAGAAAGCACTTTACACAAACGCTAGTGTTAAGCCTAACAACCGTGAAATTGCTGAACGCTTCGGGCATGAGTTAGAGCGACTACGCATAGAAAACGACCCTATGTGGCGATTAGAAGTGCCTATGGGTCGTCTCAATGTAGCGCGTTCAATGCACTCAAATATAAATGACATAGACCGACTATTCGACCGTTGGGATATAGGCAACGATAACCGCGATATAGAAGCGGTAGTCCTAGTAGATAACTCAGGGTCAATGATGTTTCAGATGAACTCAACCCTAGAGGCTATGTGGGCTATCAAGCGTGGTGTCGAACAAATTGACGGTCGTGTCACCGTGTTCAGGTTCAATGACAATACGCGAGTCGTATATGGCGCAGACGAGAAGGCTAGTCCTACCGAGTATCGCTCACTCAATTCAAGCGGTGGCACTAACCCTTACGAAGCATTACTAGAGGCAGACCGTATCCTCTCTAATAGCGATAGGGCTATCAAACTACTATTCATTATCTCTGACGGCGAGTGGCATAACTCAGAGCGTTGTAACGAGATTATCTCTCGCATGAACGAAGTAGAAGGCATGCTGACCGTAGCAGTATTCTTAGGCGACCTAGAAGGGTGGCGTAAGCATTACTCAGAGGAATATATTGCAGAGTCTTTAATCCGCTACCAACACGGCGCAGACATGCTTCATGTCGTGGCAGAGCCTAAAGACTTAGTAGATGTGGCGATTAAAGTAGTCAAAGAAACTATGACGGTCGCTCACTAGGGGAGATGTCGGTTAGGGGTAGCAATATCTCTAACCGACACAAACCTTGCAGGTGGCGGTGGTGGCGGAACTACCAAGATGTCTAGTGCAGGAAACCGTAACTCAACTATCAAAGGAAAACAAATATGGAAATCGTATCTTTAATTGGTATATCAGCAATTACCCTTATGACAATTTATTACCTAACGAAACTACGCCAAAGAACTTTACAAGAGCGTGAGCGATATGTTAGATTTTTACAAACCAAAGCGGTTCGACAATACATGAGCGACCAAGAGGGCAAGATTAAATGGAATTAACCAACTATAAAGAGATGTTGAGGGATAACCTTATCTCTCTCAAAGACGGTTTAGAAGTGCTAGGTGACTTCAACCTAATCAACAAAGTCAATGTGTGTATTGACTATTTATTTTATTTAGAGGATACTTCACTACCTACAACCGAAGGGAACGACCATGCCAAATTGGGTGGAGAACACGCTAGAGATTAGCGCAGACAAAGAAACTATTGCTAAGATTAAGAAACAACTCAATGCTTCCTTTACCATAATGATAGATAACTCTATGACTACCTACAACAACCCAATAATCGCGTTGTGGAATATGGTGAAGCCTACTGACCTAGAAGCGTATGGAAAACAACCTGACTTTACAAACAAAGATGAACTATTTATAGGCAAAGATTGGTATTCATGGAACAATTTTAATTGGGGTACGAAGTGGGATATAGCCGTACCCGACAATGATGGTGATAGTGGCACTCACTTGATAGTAAATGATGAAACCCTATTAGCCTACGGCTTCCAAACCGCGTGGTCGCCACCACTACCTGCAATTAAAGAGTTATCGCTTCAATTCCCACAAGCAACTATCACCATAGAGTATGAAGAAGAACAAGGTTGGGGTGGAGAGATAGAGTTTAAGAACGGAGAGCATACTTTAATAAAGGAATACGATATTCCTAGTAGTCATGCAGAGATGATTGAACGCCGTGGAGAGTGCTATTGTTCGCCACCCGACTTTCCCTTCAGCGATTGCGTGGTGAAAGCATGAGCCAGCACCACTTCATAGTAGTTTATGACACCGAACTCGGTTGGTCGTGGGATACCGAAGTAGAGGAAGCGCGGTTTAGCGGTACTATCTACCTACCTGAAAGTAATGAGTGGGTAAGCAGTAGCCACACAGAAGGCATAAGCGAGAGAGATAACGAAGCCAGCGACCAACTATGCCAAGCGATACGAGTAATGAACGGAGAGATGTAATGTCTATGTGTAATTGGTGCGGTGATGAGGATAAGAGTAATGTATGGACTACTCATAGATGTATAGAGGAAAGAGAGGAAATGTAATGAGTGACCCAAATGAGATTGTCCTAATTACAAGAGATGAGATAAACCAACTAACTACTATCCCTATCTCTGACTATGATTGGGAGAGAGTACGCGAGTATATTATCTCTGACGACAATATGTGGGAAGTAATAGACGAGTGTATTAAAACAACTCTAGATGATGTAATGGACTAACCAATGCAGACCTTCCTACCCTTAGCAGACTTTAGAGAGACCGCAAAGGTGCTAGACAACAAGCGATTAGGTAAGCAGAGAGTAGAGGCTTATCAGATTACCAGAGTCCTAGCAGGCTTGACCAAAGGTTGGCGTAACCACCCCGCAGTAAAAATGTGGGAAGGGTACGAGCCAGCCTTATTTGAGTATGGGAGAGAGATTTGCCGTGAGTGGATTGAGAGAGGATTTAATGATAGTCTTTACGAGAAGTTCCCTACGGCTAGGCTTATACTTCCCGATTGGTTAGGTGACATGCGTATTCATACCTCGCACCAAGCCAATTTAGTAAGGAAAGACCCCGACCACTATCGTAGATATTTCCCCGAAGTAGATGAAACAATGCCGTATTTTTGGATAACGAAAGAGAGATAACATGGTAAAGAAAGTCAATGTAACATTTGAGGCAGACTTAGTTAAGAACACGCAGAAGGGTGGGGCGTGGCTTGCAGAGTATTCAGTAATAGACACAGGTATGGAGAAGGCGCATATTGCAGGTATCAACGCATTTTCTAATCCGTCCGCAGGTAAGCGTTGGTTAAAAGAGCAAGTGATTGCACACACCAATAAAAAGAGTATTAAAATGGTTGCCACAGAGGATAAAGATGAAAAGGGTAAGCCTATTCACTTTACAGGTGTGGTGGCGTTTAAGAGAGAAGCATAAAATGGAGAAGTTTGTAGTAGAAATGATAAAGACCGTAAAAGGTACTAAAGTAATTGAGTTAGAAAGCAAGAGAGATTTATTTAAGTACGGCGTTGCTGAGGACTTAGAGACCTTCGGTGAGGGCGTTGTGTGGAGTGAGATAGAGACTTACACCATTGACAAGGTTAGAGACGAAGAAGGGCTTGCCTTTGCTTGGGGCGAAACTGATGATGAAGGCAAGAGACATATTGCAGGGTTTAACTAATGTCTTTCATAGACCCGATTGTTCCTGAACCTGATTGGGGTACGCAATTCCCTAGCATTGACCCTGATGAGTGGATTGAAGAAGAAGAAGAAGATTAAAGTTTAGTAGCGTCAAAGTAGGTTTTTGGTTTTTCCCCTACTAAGGCTATCCATGACCCAACCCTTCGGAGAGATAGACCTGCGCGATAGAAAGAGTAAAGCCCCCGCGTTCCTCACGCGGGGGCTTACTTGTTTATTTATTTTATATTATCCTTAATTAACTTAACCTCGCAAGCGTCAGTTGTGCAATACGCTTCACCGATAGCATCGGATGCCATCCCGGCGTACACTCCTGAGAAGTCAATAGGAAAGAGAGATAATGTGGATTCCTCGTATTCCTCGGCAGTTATTTGCGTATAAGGCATTTGAGGATACACGGCATTACCCATTGGTAAGAAAGAGATAGTTTTGAGCTGTCCGTCAAACATGTGAAGCACAGTTCCAACAGAGTCTTTTTCGGTTTCACTATTAAAACTCACAGTAACAGACACAGAGTTATCACTCCAATGCCTTTGTGCAGCGGCGGCAAGAGCAGTCTTTTCGAAGATAGAGACATCCTTTTCTGAACGCTTCGCATGTGATTTAATAGGGAAAAACACTACTGAGGTTGTGTTGGGAGACTCACTAGCAGGTTCTACGCGATAGTTCGCCAGTGTGAATAGTGGAAGCATAGGGTCTTCATTTGCAAAGCGGATTGCTCGTAGGAAGTATTCCCCACCCGGAGTCCAATGTACCCCGGGAGATTCTCCAGCCAAGATAGAGACAGTTCCACTAGGTTTAATTGTGGTTGTCTTAATAGATTCCCGAATACCTAGCCACTCTGAGTATGACTTGTCGTAGGATTGAATTACCTTGTAGCCCTCGTCCATCCACTCGCGCAACACAGGCATGCCCTTGCGGTCAGCAAAGTTAGCCACACCAGACATCGAAGTTCCGATACGGCGATTGCGTTGCATAATGGCGTTGGTTTCTTCCCAATGTGTAGGCAAGAGAGTTACAGTCTTAGCGTAGAGGTAAGCAAACTTTAGAGTTCGCTTGAAGTCATCGAGAGAGTCGTGGCGGTTGAGATAGGTCTCTACCAATGTGCAACACTCAAAGGATTCAAGAGATTGCTCGGCGCAAGGGTTGTACCCAGCGGCTCGCCAGTCCTTGTTGTTAGCAGGGTCAATGAGTCGCCCATACTTGCGGGTAACATCCATCCAGATAACCCCGGGCTCACCATTAAGAGCGATACCCTCAACGATTTCAGACAGGTCATCTCCAACACAAACCTCGACCGAGTTATTGGACATCCAGGCCCATCCCGGTGCTTTAGGGTCGTAAGAGTTGCGTTCAGGATACACTTCCGCATTTTTCAAATTGAGGAAGTCCTTGTCATCAAGGCGACCCATGAGAAGTTCCGCAGAGCGTCTAACATTTCCAGAGACCACGCAGACTCCGATGAGATTGCCAATATCAGCAATGTCCTTACGAGTTAGTTTCTCACCAGCGCGGTTGCCAAAGAGAGTTCTAATGTAGTTATGCAATTTGATAAGGGGTTCAGCACCCGCAGCAGTACCGCCAAAGGTCTTGATGGGTTCGCCAGCTGGGCGGATTAAGCTGTAGTCAAACTCCTGTATGTTCTGTTCAGACTTTAGGTAGGAGTTAATTAGGGAAGTAGTAGATTCCACCCATCCCTCGCGGGTGTCAGGGATAACAGTTATGATCGAAGGAAGTTTAGGCTCATAGATTGCAAAGTCCTTGTCTGCACCCTTGTCGTCAAAGCCCACTCCAACTCCAAGCATGGACGCTTCCATAAGGAAAGCAAACGGCTTGGCAGGATTAACCTTAGTCATAGACTCGGTAGAGACGAAGGCGCAGTTCTGCAAAGCGGCTGAGTTCCGTTGCTCATTGACCAGCGGAGTTCCCATTACCCAGAGACCGCGCCCCGGTGGAGTCCACTTCAGGTTGAACAAACGGTCAAACGCTTCCTTTGCTGAGGATTGAGCCTTAGCATCGTTCCACGGTAGGCGGTTAGATTTAGCGTGGTCTTTCTGTAGAGAGTACATGCCGTTGATTACGCGCTCGCATACATCCACCCAAGTCTCTTTAGTTCCATCTTCCTTTAATCGAGAGTAGGTGCGTAAGAAGGTAATCTCACCGACAGAGTTTCCTGCCGCATCTTTATACCCCCACGGTACTTGCTTATCTCTATATCCAGCCAAAAAATCTTCCGCTAATCGGAACGACAACGCCATGTATTTACCAACCTCTCGTAACCAAAAATCCTGCCGATGGGCAGGACATGTAACTTTACTGTATCCCGTACCAGCACTTCATGGTGACAACCAATCCATGCCTTGTTAGACCCTCTTATATGATAAGAGTTTTTATTTATCTTCCAAAGATTCTTTAATAATCTTGGTAGTTTGTTGCTCGTTGAGACCATCATTTGGGAGTTCTTTTAAGGCTTGTGCCTTGTCTCCAAAGATGGAACTTAGCACACCAGAGGAGCCTTGTCGCTCCACGGTCATGCGGATAAACTCCCGAGAGTCATCCAATTCTTTGACAGTTTTTATCAATTTGAATAGGCGGTCTATCTCCTGAGAAACGTTCGGGTCAGCGTATCCACCGTTCATTTCTTCAGCAAAACGCATGAAAGCAACGCGTTGTCCCTGCATTTCGATGATTGCGTTGATGAGGGATTTGAGTTGTTCTTTGGTCTTTACCTCTACAGGTAACTTAAAAGCGCACACACTTTGGGGCTTGAAAGCAGGGCAGTTAGAAGCAACAAAGCAGGTGTCACATGCTCGTAAAGAGGTGCTTTGTGAGGTGACAGTAGTGACATCTTTGATGACGCCTTCTTCATCTACTTCGCTCTTTGTATCGAATCCAAAGACGGGTAAATTGCCCATTTCCTCTGGATTTCGGGGCTCAAGTTTCCGCATCTGTACCCCCTTGTTATCATATACGGGAAGGGTACTTTCCCCACTTTGCTCCACTTCACTCCACTCGCTCTTATCATATAACTCATCTTCATTTGAGTTGTGGTGCATGGTGTTTAGCCTCATTTCAAACTGTTCGTAAGACCAAACGGCCAAACGACAAACCTCTTGTGGGTCATCTTCCATAATCTTATCGAAGTCTATGCCCGCCTTCAAATACACATGGCGGTAGCGAGCGCGAGCCTGTTCCTTCATCTTCTTTGGGTATCGTGCTAAACGAGTGCCATCCCAAATAATAGTTTCGCCGTGGAGCATAGGGGAAAGCCATGACAGGGAACTAGCGGTTTCGGCTTGCACCGAACGTAGGTTGTCAGGCTTAGCGCATCCTATAGCATGAAATCGTGTGCCGTTGCGCTTGGTGTAAGCGCGGGTAGCTGAAGCTAGTTGTGACTCGTACTCAATAGCCTCCCCGGGGATACCGATGTCTAAATAGGTATCAACCATTTTTTGAAGCCCTCTTAGACCTGTTTGCTGCTGCCATACCGGCTGGAACTTACCAGGCGGCACTTGGGCCCAGGCCGTGCGCCTCTGCTCCTCTACAAATAGGGGATCTACATTTGCTCCGCTTATTTCGTTAAATACTGTGAGCCTGTCCACGTTATCAACTACGAACTCCTCGTAGTCAGCCGCAAACTGAGCTAGCTCGTCAGATCCTAGCTTTACGTTATGAGGTATTCCGGGGTGCACATAAATATAGAAGTCATCAGAAAAGTAGTTTTCTAATAGGTATTTCTTGGTCTTAGGCAGCCCGCGCTTCATAAGCCGGTAGTAGCTCACACCAACGTGGTTAGCTGTGGTGGTCTCTAACAGGGTTCTATTGCTGGGTACTTCTGCACCTAAATAGATAATCTTCATTGAACTCTAGGGTCTTCTAAAAATGCGTCTTGCTGGCTTTCAAGTTCTTCCTTAATCATCTGCCAACTTCTTACGCCTTTACGACCATCAGGGCGGAACTTCTCGTTCATGTAAATTGGTTGAAGGAACATCAGCGTAGTTACGCCTACCTTTAATAGATTTGCCGCTAACTCTGGGTCTGAGGTAATTGCCATTTCAAACCCACCGCCAAGTCCTCGGATATGCTGGATTTGATAAAACGCTAATTCGTCTTTAGGAGCGGGAACTTCTGGGCCGATAATGTCATCAACAACATATAACTTTTGCTCACGAAGCCAACGCTCGTCATTCTTCTTATCACTAGAAACAACGTACACCTTGTTATCCATGTTAAGCATTTTGTAAAGTGCTAAGCCTTGATATATAGGCGCGTTAGTGTGGCTTCGGAGTACTCCGTCTATAAATATTGCAAAGGTTGCCATGTCTGAATCCTATATCTTCTGTGAAGTCTATGTGGTCGTCTATTGTTCTATATATTGGAAATATATCAGTTGTTATAGTATCCAAGCGCTCTCCTAACTAAAGTATCAGCGTCTGGCAACTCCATTCCATAGGTCTGCGACTCAAACTCTTTACGGCTTTTTGTCGATACATCTTTTAACTTTTTAAGTGCCTGAACAATACCAGCAGACTTGCCCGATTGCCATCGATAGTTATGAATATCTGCATAACCTTGCCCGCCCGGGCTAAATGCATAGGTTCTTCCGTGGTGCATATCATCAAACAGAGCAGCGCCTTGTTGTACTGCCAACTGTAATGCAGATTCCGCATTTCTTCGCGCTACATCTGTAGTAGCAGCGCCAATTGACGACAGCGCTGTGGAGTATCTATTTAATATATCCAAAGCCATAGACTTATCTTTTGAAACCTTTGCTTCCCAACCTTTGTTAGAGGGAGGGGCCTTGATTTCAGGCTGAACTGTCCAGTCATCATTTGTAAGTGAGTAAGCAGCGTAAGGTTTTATGGATTTAATATTTGATTGCACATTTACGTAAAATGTTAATTCATAAACCCCAAGGAAGTTGGTAGTCATAGGCTGCACATGCTCTCGCAGATGCTCGTTGATCGTAGCCGCTATCTCCTTGTCACTGAACCCTTTGTACTTTGGGTTCACCTGACGGAACATCTGATAGTCAATACCAATCAAACAATCTAAATCCGCAGGGTTTCGCGCAGCAGTCCATTGGTACGAGACTCCAGAGCCGGCCAACCAAACGTGACTGTAAGCCTCAGGGTTAGCAAAATAAATGCGTAATTGGTCAAATAAAATGCGCAAAATGCTAGAACGAACGGCTGGTATCAGCTTTCCGCTTCTGAATAAACGCGGGTCTAAACCTGTACCTGGAGCACTGAAGTAGGAAGTCTCAGAGGGCTCTACGACAACGGGCTTGGCTTGTGCCACTAACGCATCGTAGAAGTTCATCTAAGTATTATAGTTCTTTTTCCTTACGTTCTACGTACATAATATCTGTACCACGATACTTTTCAGTTTCGTTGGTTTTTACTGGTTCCATAAATCCGCATACGCGATGTGATTCAACAAATGATTGCGCCCATAATAAAGCTAACGTATCGTTATCCTCTAACTCAACCTGGAATGATGCATCGCATTTGCAGGTCATTTCGATAAAGGCCATGGGTGCCTAACCTTTCATTGTGTATTTACAGTATATCGCGTTCCTCTAGGGCTTCACGGATTGAAGTAGCAACAGGTTCTGCTGGCTTTTGGACATAATTGTCCAAAAGTGACCGAATTCCGACTAAAATGTCATTACGATCGATGGCGCTGAGGATTTCACGGCAGGCAACCTTCATATCAAATAGGGAAGCCGCCTTTGCCTCACTGGTATCCATCTCAGTAGACAAATCGGTTACAGCCTTAAAAACACCGTTCTCACGAATGATAAGAAACGCTAAATCTGGCTTCATCTGCTCGCTCATTAGTTGTATAGACCTCTTTCTGTATAGGCTCTCTTTTGGTTGTACATCTTAACTGGGCAAAAATCACATAGGTGAATCTTTGTTTTACCTGCCTCTAACCCTGCAGCTAAACGTTCCTTAGCGGTATCGGGCTTTAATATCTTCTTATCAGACTTATAGTCTGAACATTGACCTTGTGGGCGCAAGTGAAGGTTATAACAATTCATGGCATCTTCTGTGTAACTTGCTTTTACATTGTAGAAGTTAGTGCCAAACACGTCTAATCCTGACGAACCGCCACCAAGAATCTGTGTCTTGATTTGCTCTAAAATCTCTTCTTTTAGCTTTGGATTGCCCATCCATGCAACAGTAAGGCAGTCGCTTAGTACGCCAAAATGACCTTCACGCTCGCATGAGCCAATAGCGCCCTCTAGCCAAGGATTATCAGATTGGTCGTATCGACCTGCTTCTGGCAGCTTTTTGCCACCCTTCCAATACGGAACCTCTTTAATCGTTTTGCATTGCTTACAAACGAGCAGGTTTATATAGTCGGGCTCTAGTTCATCAATTGGATTTGCCATAGGCCGAAGCCTAGCACATTATCTTTTAAGATCTCCACGCTTACGTGCTGCATCCTCTGCTGCGCGAGCGGCGGCTAATGCTCCGCCCTTCTTAGGTGCAGATGTAGGAGCAGCGGTTTTTGGTGCTGAAGCTGCAGCCTTCTTAGTGGTCTTCTTTGTATAAGTGCGCTTCTCGGCTACTGCTTTTGTAGGCTTCTCTTTACCTTCAGTTTTTGCAGGGGCCTCGTCTTTTGCGGTTGAGAAATACCCGCCAGAATGAAGCATGACGTTCTCACCCTTCATTGTGTTAGCAGAGTGAGGCGCACTGTCTCCCAGACTTCGGATTAACTCCATGTGGACTGGGTTTTTCTTATCAAACTTGACCATGTTGCGCTTGCTTGTATCAACAGGCTCAACTGGGGTTACGCTAAAACTACCATCGGTGTTTTTAGTACCTTGAAATTGACGAGGCATATCGGCCATGATTACTCCGACTTCCTCTTCTTTGAAACTCCTGCAACACCTTGACTAACTGGTTTTTCATATCCTTGAACATCTACATGGCCTTTGCCTGGATCGAAACGCTCACCCTTAGGGCCCATAACAGTTCTATGAACAGTAGGGGTTTCACTTGGATTAGCGCCAGAAAATAACTGTACTGCTCCTAAGCCAGAGTCATAGGAATGAAAACCTAAGGCCTTGCCCATCTTTTGAAAATCGATGGTGCGTTTTGGATCGTTCTCTCTACGCTTTGGCATTTTCTCTCCTTATAGGTGACGGTTAGCGTCTTCGTATTCAGCCTCATGTGTATCAGGCTGTGGGTGAGCTAACTCGTAACCAAATTTACGTTCCATGTATTCTTGGCGTGACTCTTGGTAATCGGAAACGCGCTTAGGATCATTTGCTCTATCTTTAGGCATTTTTTTCCTTCCCCTTCATAAACTTATTAGAAGCCGCATTGTAGGCTTCTCTGTGAGTCTTGCCAACACCGCTTGCTACTGGCACACCATGGCGAAAGAAACCCGCTGGCTTATCAAATACATGCCCAGTCTTGGTGTCGCTATTTCGTAGATTGTCAGTAACAATACGGGGGTTGAGCTTACCGGTGATTGGTTCATCGGCTTTAATCACATTGACATGGCTAATTGGCGATGCCAATGGCACTCGCCTTGAATCATTAGCCCTATCTTTTGCCATTACTCTCCTGGATTTACTTTTGCTGGTTCCTCGGAGTTAATAAAACCATAGTTCATGTAAGGATGCAAGCCTGCGCGGTTCTTTACAACCTGCTGGTCTCCCATGCCCGCTGCCACAGTAGTGTTTGGGCGGCGCTTACGGTACTTGCCATCTGTTGCTCCCTCGAGCATATCTGCATTTTGGGAACGTAGCTTATTTACTGTCATGCCATGCGGCCTTTCACTAGTCTGTTCATCTTGCGACGGTTGCAAGTTGGGCAGAGTTCCATGTTACGTAATGATTGTACAGGGTCGATACCTGCGCCACACGCCTTACAAGCGCGTGTGCCGTTATAAATAGTCTCTTTTAACTCTTTTTGGGTTTCAAGACTGACGTCTGTAGCACCGGTCATACCGTCACCAGTAGAGTCGGTAAATAGACCTGGGTCATTCTTCATTAGTCTTTTGCCTTCCACTTTACTTTAGTGCCTTTGGCTGGACCTTCAAGTACGGCACCATCCGCAGCTGTCCATCTAGGACTACGAGTGTTTGCATACATGGCAAGATGCTTTCCAACAGCTTTTTGTGGGTCTACGCCTTCTGCAAGCTTAGAGGTTGGGAATTCTTGCTCGTAAGTATCTCCGCTTTTACCTGTCCAGGTAACGATATGATCTTTACCTTCTTGAAAATCTTTATTATTGCGACCCATTAGTTGCCAACCTTTCCTTCGTCTTCTACTTTATACCCGGTTGCTGTGGCTTGAGCCTTTGCGTGCTCAGGGCTTTTAGACATGAAGGTATGTGACCCAGACCAGCTGCCATCTTTTGCTGACATCTGAAATGTTACAGGAACCTGCCCTGCTTTAAAATCTGCATTATTGCGTGGCATTAAATGTCTCCTAATGTGTTTCTGCTAGTAGATTCTGAAACCCCAGGAGTCTTTGTGTAATCAACACGTGGAGCAGGGCGTCCAGGCATATCAATAATATCCGCAATACTAATCTCTGTAGTCACATAGCCATAACGGGCTGGGAATAGCTCAATCTGAGGAAGCTCTGGTCGTACAAATTCTTGGATCTCTGCTGCAGACATGCTCCATGCAGCTAATGATTGAGTTAGCAAACGCTCTTGATTAGAGGCAAATGGCCCGATATATTCTTGAGGTGGGTACGCAGCCTCTGGTGCTGCAATCCATGGTCGGCGTCCGTAAACGCCATCTGCAAAATGTCCGGCCATGTTACTTCCAAGGGGTGCGCATACGTGAGAACTGCTGCACGCGACGCTGATCGATTTCTAATGGGGAAGTGCTGCGCATGTTTGCTTTTCCATCATTTGGTAAATGAGGAGCCGGTGCAATTGTTGAATTTTCTACATTGCGCTTACTCATAATAACACTGCCAACTTTTTGTCCGCGCATCTGTCGTTTGATGCCACGTTGGTTATCTAAACCCGCTGGGTAATAATAATCGGATGCGTCAATGCGCTCACCGCGGTGAACACCGCGCTGGTATGAACGTTGACCTACACGAGCCTTAAGACTATCTAAAACTCTATCTGAAGTACCTGACGCACGACCACGATCATCTCTACGTGAACGAAGTGTTCCTAAATAACCGTCTGGATACTCTGCTTGCGGAGCGCGTCCAACACCCATACGGGCAAAGTCAAGCTCAGAACGCGCAATTGGAACACCGCCACCACCATAGTTAGTGTTCGTTCCATACATGCCACCTGCGCCCAGGTTCTGTATGTTTTGATGAGTGTTAGCCATACCACTATGGTAAGCGATTTTCTCCTGCAAGTACCGCTAAATCTCGACGTGGGTCGTAGCCCTCACCTACTACAAGTGAAACAATACCTGTCGGTGACTCTAGGCCACTCTTGTCACGGAACCACGCGCTTCCGCCATCCATAGCAGGTACTTGAATCCACAAACGTGGGCCAATCTGGTCAGCGCGAAAATGGTGGAAATGGCCAGTCATTAGTACATCAGCTGAGCCTACAGGTGTTCGACCAGTAGCCTGTCCAGCTATCCATTTACCCATATCTTTTGCTTGATGTCCGTGTGCCAGACCTACAATTGTTCCACCTAAATCAATTGCTAACGTAGCATGATCTGCTGCTGGGTATCTAAACACAACATGAGACAACGCTGGATTCTCTGCGCAAGCATCTTGAACAGCGGACGCTACTTCAATCTGCCATGAATCAGTCGGGTCAGTCATCGTAATTCTATGTGGCTCGTCATGATTACCTGGAACAACAGGAATTATTAACTCATCGCACAATGGGGCAAATGCTTTAATCCATGCCATAAGAACACGACGGCCAATACGAACCTGTTGAGTTACTCCGAGGTCACTACGACCTAGTACCATGCCTTTTTGTGAAGTGCTTCCTTCAATACAATCACCTAATTGTGGGAGGACAACAGTCCCGATCTTTCTCCCTAGCTTCAACAGCTCCTTGTGACGGTTCACTGCTTCGTCGATACCCTTCAGAACTCTCTGAACCGTAGCTTCCGTTCCACCGCCCGCGTCCTTGCCGTACTGGGTGTCTCCTATCGCGTAGATAGCGTACAAGGGCCCCGTGTGAGTCTCCGTTTTTCCTGGTTTCCATTTGCTTACCTCTTTTACTAACTCATCGTAATCCGTGTCATGTCCATGTGATACCTCGGCAGGTTTAATACTTACTCTTGCTGCCTCTAACCATTCTCCATCAAATCTTTGCCAGCGGCTTTTTCTAACGCTCACTACTATCCAACGAGTTGGGTCTAAATCAAAATCTTTAAATAGGTCTTCCGCGTCTGGGATTTCTCCTGCGGTTCTTGGTACAGAAACAAAGTACCCGCCCTGCTCATCAATATCTAATCTTGCACGCCATTCATTTGGCACGTTTGCTTTTTTATAGTCTGACCCAGTGTTGTCTAAATCAGCATTAATCAATGCTTTTGAAACTATATCTGCTATGCGGTTCGACATGAACAATACCCTCTCATATGTGACCTAAATGTAGTTAGTTTCCCTGGCAGATCAACTCCTGATTTAATTAAATCTCCATAAAGTGCAGCAACTACAATGTTTTTCCTTGTTTTTAGCTCTTCAAATACAGACTTGCTTTCATCATCTAAATCGTTAATCCACTGACCAATCAAACAACGGCTGTTTAAATTTGGTTCGTTAAGATGCTTATTGAGTACATCGATCACTTGTTGTTCTCCCATCAGATATCCATCAATAGTGCATCAAAGCGTAGCACAAAGAAAACAAAAAGGCCCCGTGTGAACACGGGGCCTTAATAGTTTAGAAATATTATTCTAGGTCTGTTGAACCAGCCTTAAAGTTAGGGCGCTGACGATTTACAGCGGAAGCAAACATGCGTCCGTTGCTCTGTGTAGCTCCTGCTTCTGGTGCAACTGACTTTTGGAACTTAACGCGCACGCCGTAACGAGCGCCCCCGCGTGCTAATTGACCTAACACGTTAGAGCGAGAAGGCTTTGCTTGCTTATAAGGATCAGTTCCGCCTTTGGCGTTTCCTGTCTTCTTTACGAGCGTGCCTTTTTCTGGCATTGCAACGCGTGGCTTTGAACCTGTAGCGTTTGAAGGCTCCGCAGATGTCGGAGCGATCGGTGCTGGGTTCTTCTTATTGTCTTTATTCATTTAGTTTCCTTTGGCCTAAAGGGTGTCTCTCAAATGTAGATTATCTATTAAAGAAAAACTGCCTTAACGAGGCTCAATCGTGTAGACAATTGCCGAAATCTGGCCATCATGGCTTTCAATACTGGCAAATCCTGGAATACAGACTAGGTCTAAACCTCTTGGGGCCGCGTAACCACGGGCAATAGCGATTGCTTTTGTGGCCTGATTTACGGCTCCAGCCCCTACAGCGCGAAGCTTGCAGGTACGGTTTTCGTAGATTGAGTGGGCAATCGCTGATGCGACCGCTTGGGGGTTGCTTCCTGCGCTAACGCGTAGGATGTTCTCTTCTTTGTGCTCGGACATTTATACCTCGGTTTACGAATAGTGGATCCCCGTGGTTACAATTATGCAGATTAAAGCAGGTCTGGTCTGTCTAAAGGGGTGGGGGCCTTAGCATAGGTACCGCAGCTAGAGCACTCCATGTCTAAAAAGTACTGGGATATCTCATAGTCCTCGAATGAGACCTTTAAATTCCACAACATACTCTCACAAACGGGACAGACATGATGAACCTCTTGAGCATGGTCCATTGTGCCTGTGTAATCAGGCTTTAGTTCCCGGATTTGCTTCACGCTCTACCTTTTCCAGCAACTCGCGGTTCTTCTTAATCTCTTCTTCAACCAGCGCAATTTCTTCTGGTGACATCTTGTCTTTATTAGCCTCATACAGTTGCATGCCAACATCAAAATTAGCCTTAAAGAGGGCTAACTGCATCTTACGCCGTTCAGCAATAAAAGCCTGCTGTTCTTCTTTGCGCTGTGCTCTCTTGTCTTGTGTCTTGCTCATTGACCGCCCCATCCGCCGCCTTTTAGTTGAATACCAAAGTCAGAGAACTGACGAAACGCCTCACCACCGCACTTACATACTATTGCGGGTGCAGGCCCGTCTGCTATAGGAAAAAAGCTTTCGCTAACCTCTTGGCAAACAGCGCATTTGTATTCGTAGTTTGGCATTACTTCTCCCGATACTTTGGGTCTTGAATTTTTTGATAAATCTCTTTTTCGTAGGAAAGGGTAGCATACCCAGCCGCAATATGTGCGAGCGCATAGGAGTCAGCAGCGTTGTCATCTGAAAATTCAGCGCCCCACTTTTTGTAAACGTTGAGCATGATCTGGCTCTTAGATACGCCTTGTCCCTTGCCCGTAACATACTTCTTTAATACGGTTGGCGGAATAATAACTGGGTAGTGCCCCATTTTGTACAAAGCAAGCTTTACCATGCCGCCCAGTTCTCCAAGCATATTAGCCATCTGTGAACCGAAGGCATAGCCCTCCATCGCAACGTCGTTTATCTCGTATACGCTTAAAGACTTAATAAGATGGTCGTGGATATCGTCTAGCCTCTGTACTCCGCGTAAATCAGATTTGTATACAGTGGTCTTGTATCCAGACTCATTTAACAGGGTTATAGCAAATCCGCTATACGACTGGTCTATACCAACAAAAACAGGGCTACTGCTTTTGGGGTCAAAGCCTTCCTCAAATTTTTTAAGAGGGGTCATGGCGTGTACTTATTAAATCTCATCTTCTCGCCATGGGTGCGTCGTGTTAACTCTCGGCTGACTAGGTAATAGTAACGCTCTAGGCTATCTTGCATAGTCTCTAGCATCTTACGATAGGCGTATGCATGGGTCTTATCCTGAATCAATTTGATTGTATCTGGATCGGATAACACCGCAGCTTTTAACATGATTGACTTCTCTGTTGTCTTGCCCGTGGTCTTTAACATTAGTCCGCGTGCATGAGACATCTCGTACGCGTTCTCTGCCTCTAGCTCTGCAATTGCTGCGCATGCTACCTGAGTACTAACAAAGTTGTAGTTCTCCATGTACTTGGCAGCTAAAATCATTAGTTCCTGGTCATCAACCATTGTGATGTCATTAGGAAAGGCTGGGATGTCCAGCTTAAGGTTACGTCGTACTGTTAGCCCCTGTGATTCCATCAAACTAATGACGGCTTCGCTGGCGCCTGTTGCAATTAGCTCACTCATTCTCATACCCCTTACATTTGCTACATCCTGTTGGCGAAATATTACATGACAGTGGCGTCTTGTTGTCAACCGCATCTACGATCAACTTAGCTGCTTCGAACAGGTGTTCGATGCCAAAGTCGCTCTTAGGTATGACAAACTCTTTTATCTCTTGAGTAGCTTTGTTCTCATAAATAATGACGGCTTCTTGTGGGTGGTTCTCTAACTCCAATAGCTCCGCTAACTTCATGTAAATCTGCACCTGTGTTATGTGCTTCATAAATGGTGCTTTTAAAGCACGCCAAATTTTATCAAAATCTCCATCATGCTCAGCCAACATCTCTGGGGCTTCCCAGCGAATAGTGCCCATACCTACAGACTTAATCTCTAACATCAGTGGTTCACCTAGGTTGACTAACCAACCATCAGAGTGACCTGAAATGCGTAAGGGGGCATAGAACAACGGTACTTCTCTATATGTTAAAGGGCCTTCGTGACAATCTGAACCGCCCCAAAACATCTCGCCGCACTCTTCGCAGTGCCATTTGCCGTATAAAGTACCCATTTCTTGCAGCCACTTTTGCCACTTAGCGTGGATGTAATGTCCCTCTTCAAATACAGAGTACAAGCGCAGGCTCATGTTGCGCTTAGCAACAGGATTGTGACCTAGTAGTTGGAAGTATGAAGCACGGTAGCACCAGTCTGGACCAGCCATCTCTGAAGGGTGTAGAACATCTGTTCGACGACTCTGGTCAGTTGGCTTTGCTAATACGTGACGCTCTACTGACCCGATAACTCGGGTGGGTTTCTTAGCCACGTCTACAAACTTCTTTAGCGTACCGCTTGGTTTGTACTCCACTGGTTACCAATCTTTCTTCGTCTCTGTCCATTGTTTTAGGTCTAGACCTTCACGCTTTGCTTTTCGTTTTAAAGCGTTACGTTCTCTATGACTCATGCCACCCCAGATACCGTGCTGCTCATCCATAGTGTCCGAATAAAGCAGACACTGCTTACGAACAGGGCACTCAGGCAACCCGTCACGGCCATAGCATACGGCTTTTGAAACCGATGCTATAGATTTATATTTAGTTTTATCTCTCGGTGGATACCAAAGCTCTGTGTCTAGTCCCCTACATTTTGCTTCATAACGCCACTCTTCTGCACTTCCTGTGGGTTCGTACAAGTACACTCCTGAAGGTTCTGGCGCAGTTCAAGAAAGTCATCTTCAGTTAATACAACATAGTTCTCGTTGTTAAGACTAAAGCCTAGGACGGGTGTCCGACTATCAAGGATTGCTTCCTTAATAATCTTTTCCAGAACTGCCGCTTTGACAGTAAAGGAGGCTTTGCCAGTCCACTTATGTTCAATTAACAAATCGGTGGACCGCACATCGCCTTTACGACTCCAGAAGGCGCCACTTGCAGCTGTTCGCTGACCGTCGACCTTCTTTGCGAGCCTGTCCTCATGCTTCCTTGATTGACGCTGACCTTCACTCTTCATTTATATATTTAGAGCCGGCCTTTATGGAGTCTAGAACATCGCGTTCTAGCGTCTCCTTTAAGTCAACCTCTTCCCGAATAGAGTTAAGCATAGCATCACTGCCCTGCCACTGGCGACCCGCATAGCGGTAGTACGCACCAGCCCTGACAATTACCTTATTAATAATGCCCATTGCCACAATCTCTTTAGCAAAATCAAACTCGCCTGCTGAGATATCTCCACCAGGGGCAAAATAGAAGTCAACTACTGCTGTCTGTGAGGGCGGGGCTGACTTGTTCTTAATTACCCGTACCTTGATTGACTGACCAATACGGCGCTTTTCTTGGCCTGTACCCGCCTCAATCCACTCATCACGACGTACTTCCATGCGGGTAAAGAATGCGTAGTCCTTACCAAGACCGCCTGGGGTAGTGCGTGGATCGCCGTACATAACGCCAATCTTTGAACGCCACTGGTTAATAACAATTCCAATGAATGAGCGCTCTGGCGCTGTAAGCGAACGCTTAGAAGCCTTACCTACCTTGCGGAAAAACTTGTTAGTTAAAAGCGCAGAACGCCCTACGGTTGATTCTTCCATTTGTTTTTCATCTTCAGATGAAGGGACAAGTGCAGGAAGGGAATCGATAACGATACAATCCACAGCTTTACTTTCAGCAAATTCAATAACCGCCTCATACGCCATCTCCATAATGTTAGTTGAAACTACATAGACTCTTGATGTATCAACGCCACACATCTCTGCGTAAGCAGGGACCCACTCCTCTGCTGCAACCCATACAGTTGTAAACTCTGGGTCGCGCTTCTGGTTTGCTGCAATAGTCTTTAAGGCAAGTGCTGTCTTGCCGTTGCTAGCCTCACCAATGATCTCATGCCACTGGTTTGCTGGCCAACCTCCACCAAGGGAAACGTCAACAGCAACTGACCCTGTAGTAAAACGGTCAGCGACCTCAATAATTTCTGAGCCTAGTACAACAGTGTCAGCGCCCATTTTTTTATTGATTGCGTTAAGTACCTTTAGTAGTTCTGCTGTTGCCATTAAATGTGTCCAATGATTGTGGTTGGATTAAAGCCACCAGTTGCAACTTGTCGCGCTGGTGCTGCAGGCCCTCCAGATGGCTGACCGCTTTGTATACCTCTACCTACTCCACTACCTGACTGCTGTATCGGATAACCGCAATCGTAACACCGTGCCCTAGCTTCGGGAGTCATTGCAGATGTTCCATAGTTACCACTTCCACATCCTGGACAACGAGGCGAGGGAGCATAAGTCTGTTGTACAGGGGGTGTACCTTGCTGCCCAACGTTTATCGTTGGGGGTACATACGGTTGCTGTTGGGGCTGTTGTTGTTGTGGTGCTGGAGTAGTACCAAGTTTATTTGCCCACCAATTACTGCTCATCAAAATTCTCCATCTCTTTAAAATCTGCAGAAATAACTTCCTTAGTTATCAACCCCAACTTCAAGGCGGATGAAAACGCACTTACTAAAGTAGCAACTGCTACAAACTTATACATAGAAATCATTGATTCCATGTCTTCTTTAAGCTCTTCTGCTGCCTCTGGTCTATCTTCTGCTATGTCTTGCAATTGTATCGTAGTAAGTACCGAGGCACTAATCTCAGCCATTGCTGCGATATATGGCATCAATTCGGTCATCTCGTCTAAACGATCGGCGCTCTCTTCAACCTCTTTTTCGTCACCTTCAGCGCTTACAGGGTTGAGGCCTACCAAAGATGCTACTTTGTTTGGCTCCATTAGGTCGGTATCGTACAAGAACCATCTAATCAATGTAGATACGGGCACATCGTTAACTATAGTTTCATACTCAACGTAGTAACCTTTTTTCTTTCTCTTCTTAAACCAACTCACTTCGCCTCACCCCATCTCTGTACAATCTTTACGTCAGCAATTAACGGGACATCCAACAAGTTAATGCCTTCCATAGCTTCTCTAATTGCTTTCTCAGTTTCATCTTGGAGATGCTCGGGAGTAAGTGTCACTAACTCATCGTGCACAGTTAGTAGCAACTTAGCCTCCTTAGGAATCATAGCGTGTGCCCGAATCATAGCAAGTTTCATAATGTCTGCAGCCGAGCCTTGGATACGTGTGTTGAAAGCTTGGCGCTCAGCACCTGCTCGCAATCCGAAGTCTGAAGAAGCTATATCAGGCAAGTAGCGCTTACGTCCCATAAGGGTTGTGACGTACTTCTTAGCCCTAGTAGCAGCTATTACTCTAACCCTATAGGTGTTAACCGAAGGAAATTTAGCCGCAAATCGACCCAACAGGTCTTTAGCATCAGTGATAGTACAACCAATTTGTCTAGCAATTTTGTCCGGGCCTACGCCGTAAGCCATAGCCAATACCAAAACCTTGCCCGCTTTGCGGTCTACGCCCATAGTGTCACCCACGGTTGTATAGATGTCGCCACCGTCTAGATAGTTCTTAATCATAATCGGGTCACGAGACATGGACGCAATAATGCGTGGCTCAATCTGTGAGTAGTCTGCTACGACTAACTTATACCCCGGTGGGGCATAAAAAAGATTACGAATCTCTTTACCGTGCACGGTGTGCGGAGCGGGAACGTTCTGCAAGTTAGGATTACGGCTAGAGAACCGGCCAGTCTCAGCACCATGCTGGATAAAATCACAGTGGATTCTGTCGTTAATTAACAGGCTCTCTTTGTACTCAACCTTTGACTTACCACCAACTGTGCGCACTACATCACCGCCTAGGTAAGGAACAACATAAGTAGTCATCAACTTATTTAAGTCAGCATACTCAAGTAAAGCTTTAACTAGTGGGTCTTTCTCTCGATAAGGCTCTAACGCCTCTGAGGATACTGAAAAGTCTGTGTACTCTAAATCCTTACCGGCCTCTTCGTTCTTACCTCCCTTGCCTGTAAGGATCTTAGGCTTAAGGCCTCTGCCCCCGTCACCCTTAGATGAATAGAGTAAGTACTGCTTCTCTTGGTTGGAGTTAATGTTAAACACGCGACCAGCCACGCGGTAGATATCGGCACGAGCTTTCTCTACGTCCTCTTCTAACCGTGCGTGTAAAGCGGTGAGCTGTCCTCTGTCAATAGGTGCTCCAGTTAACTTCATGCTAACAAGAACCTCAAGGACATCCATCTCGAGCTTCATAATGTTATTAAGGTCGGCTGCATCAAGCTTTGGTATCAATGCCTTCCAAAGAAGGAATGTGTAACGAGCGTCAAGGTATGCGTACTTAGCAACTTCTTCAAAGGAGTACTTCTCTACCTCATAGCCTATGCCTTTAATCATCTCATAGCCTAGTTCGCGCTTAAGACAATCATCTAAACCGCACTTGTTCTTGTTGCGGTTGTCATAGATAAACGAGGCAATCATCGTGTCAAAGTAAGGTTGGCATGGAGTCTCTTTGAAGTACTTGGTTACTGACGATAAATCAAAGACTAAGTTGTGCCCGATCTTTAAGATGTCGGGGTTGAACATCAACGGCTTTAAGGCTTCGAAAACTTCCGCAGGGTATAGCTGTTGAGGTGGTGGCCCAAATGTTTTAACAGCCTTCTTCTTGTCCCTAGAATAATCCGACTCTCTAGCCGGTAGCCCAGCGAGGACACGTTTCTCCCCTTGTCCAGTAAGCGGAAATGTCTCTTCATTAAATGTGCCATTAGGATGGCCAAGCGGAATGACATCGCCTCGACCATGCGTAGCCATAGAAATCCAAAGAACTTCATTTACTACTGGTACTCCTCTTCGGTCTCCTACAGTTTCCACGTCAAAAGCAAACGCGTCTTGCTTCGAGTAATACTCGACTAAATCTTTTAGTTGTTCAGGTGTTGTAATTATATTCATCATTATCCCCGGTTAGGACCGTAGAGCCTAGCAGAGGGGATGGCGGCTAGGCCCTACGGTGTTCTGAGTTTAGCCTAGTAGTGAGTTTGCAATTTCATCAAGTTCAGCCCAAGTGTGCTCTTTGATTACAGAGCGTTCGTAAGGCTTCATGTCTGCAATTACTTTCTCAACTTCAGCTTCATCAATCTGCCAGTCCTCCATGAGGTCACGGCCTTTGATTGGGGTTAAGTGATAAACAGTTTGCTGCATCTTTCCTGTGCGACTTACTGCCCAGTAGTTTTTTGTTAGTGGGCCTGCAGGTGAAAAGTGCGCTGCGTGTAGTGTCTTATAAAGACGTGGAGATGCAATAAGCATCTGGCGTTGTGGACCACCTGGAGCACTGAGGTTAGCGATTGTAAACGCACGCTTGTCTTCAGGCTTGCTACCAAGCTTTACACATAGAGGATCATTAGCGCCAAGCGAAACATATGAACGCTTGCCAACAGTCTTCTGTTGTAGGAAGTGTTGCTTATAGATTGCGAATGGTCCGTTAGGATCGAGGAATTTAATTACTGAGAATTCACCCTCATTGAACTTGAACTCAGTTGGGAAATCGCCAGAGGCAGCTACTAACTTCTCCGCTGCATCCCAACCTGATTGTACTGCTGTGCTTGAAGCCTGTGCTGGACGGGCTTCGATTGATGAATCCATGGTGAAGTCATCTGACTCTGGCATGTATTCCATTGTTGTTTTGTCTGTTGACATTTATCTATCCTTTAGTTTCAGTTGTTTTAGTTTCTTGTGCACGGATGTTACTCCATGCCTCAGCTATGTCGGCAGACAGTTGCTGGTGGTTAGACCATTCTATACGTTTTACGTTTAACAGTCCATATTTACCAAACAGCTCCACTGCTGCTTCAATCATTGGGCGGGTATATAAACGCCGTCCAAGGTGGTCATCTCCCTTGACGTTCTTCTTTGTGGGAAGTCGGTAGGGGGAAGCGGGAAGGTAACCCTCTTTAATCCAGGCACGTACTGTAATAAGAGGGCGCCCTAATGCGTTAGCAATCGCACCTATGGTAAACATATCAACATCTTTACCATTTGGCAAAGTCTTTTTGTAAGGCTTTGCATCCCAGTCAAGGTTAGGTTCTACCTCTGGCTTGGCTGGTTCGCGACGCTTTCTCTTACTGCCTGGATAGTAACCATCCAAGTCAGCAAAAGAATTCTCAATGTAATCGCTTGTCATTTTACGATGAATGCGTAACTAACTTTTTCAGGGAACATTGCATCGATATCTGCTTCAGTTAAATGTCCGCTATAAAACGCAGCCATAATGGCAGACTCATCAAGTGTTGGAACCATCTTTACACAGGTGTCTTTAATTCCACGCTTTGTAAGAATGTCTTCAGCAACATCCATGTCAAGTGTTTTGCTTACTCTTCGTTGCTTAGCAATAGTTGCGACATTAATAGAGTCATCACCTAATGCAAGTACTTTATGACCTCGGTCATCAAATTCGCCAAGCTCATCAACAGCTTCAACTAAACGCTTTTTGATTTCAGATTGACGTGTAGAAATAAGATCGATTTGATCTTTTAATGCGACGTACTGGCGTACCTCGTCTTTTACGGATTGAATATCCATAACCACCCCCAAAGTGTTAGGGGCAACATTA